ATGCCCCGGAGAGTGCATTTTTGTGGAGGTAGAATGAATAAAACAATTAAACTTATAGCAGCGATAACAGGTTTGCTTGTCGCTGTTGGCACCCTAATAGGTGCCATTACTGTTACACTAGGTAAAGATGACAAGGATGGCGGTAGTTATTCGTACACTACGATAATCTTGGATTCACCAGAAAAATATGAAGAGTTTTTAATGAGTCATCCTTCGGGTAATAATGGATAATTATGAATTGTTGGCATTGTAAAACTGAATTGATCTGGGGCGGCGATCACGATCTTGAAGATGATGAGTCGTATTCTGTGGTTACTAATTTAAGTTGCCCAGAATGTGATGCTTACGTTGAAGTTTATGTGTAGTGTCTAGATTAACCGAATTACAGCAAGAGGCAGAGTGGAGGCGTTGTGAAAGAGATGAGTCTTATTTCTTACATAAGTATTGGCATATTGCTCATCCTGCTCATGGGCGTATCCTATTTGATTTACGACGTGCGCAATCTACCGCATTACAACACTGGGAAACAAACCGTTACAGTCTCACCTTAAAAGCACGTCAGATAGGTTGGACAACTCTGGTCGCTGCCCACCAGTTTTGGTTAGCATACTTTTTCTCTGATCAGAACATTATTGACCTGTCACGTACTGAACGTGAATCTGTTTTATTGTTAAGAAAGTCTAAATATGGTTTTCAGCATTTACCTGAGTGGATGTTGGAACGTGGTCCTAAGTCGCTGGTTGAACATCAGCAGAAAATGGGGTTTGATAATGGTTCACAGATTACTTCGATGCCTTCAGCATCCGATCCTGCAAGAGGTGAGTCGGCTTCGCTGGTTGTGGTTGACGAATGGGCGTTCTTACCAAATCCTGAGGAAGCGTGGGCTTCTATAGAACCAGTAGCCGATGTAGGTGGACGTATCATTGGTTTGTCTACCGCCAACGGTTCTGGTAACTTTTTTCACCAGTTGTGGACTGGTTCAGAAACTGGTACTAATAGGTTTGAACCAATGTTTTTCCCTTGGTCTGCTACTGAGGACAGGGATGATTCTTGGTATCAGTCTAAAAAAGAATCTATGTTGTCTTGGCAGTTGGCTCAAGAATATCCTAGCAGCCCAGAAGAGGCGTTTATTAAATCAGGTAACCCTGTCTTTGATTTAGATACTTTAGAAGAAATGGAAAAAACTATGGTTGAGGCAGGGCAAATGGGATATTTACGTGAACCCACTCCCAAGGTTATAGAATTTAGGAAAGATGCTTACAGTTTGGCGTGAACCACAGTCTGAACACATTTACTGTTTAGGGGTTGATACTTCTGAGGGTTTAGTTCACGGCGACTATTCTTGTGTTCAAGTGTTGGATGTGCGTACTGGTGATCAGGTTGCTGTGTGGCATGGTCATATTCCTCCCGATGAATTGGCGCACGAAGTATTTATGATGGGATTGTGGTACAACGCCGGTTTATGTTGTATTGAATCTAATAACCATGGTTTAACTACCATCACGCAGTTACGTCATTTGGGTTATCCTAACATTTTTCGTAAAAGATCATTAAATCAGGCTACTTCTAAGATTTCTCAAGAGTTTGGTTGGAAAACCACTAGGACTACTAAACCGTTGCTGATTGATGATTTGGGGATGGCTTTACGTAATGACGAATTAAAGATCCATGACAGGTTTACTTTTGCCGAATTACGCACTTATGTGCGTAACAGCAGAGGCAGCATGTCTGGTAGCCCTCACGATGACCGTGTTATGGCTCTTGCGTTGGCTAATGAAATGCGCCAATATGCGTTTATGCCTGAATTTACATTAAAACAGGACGAATATTGGACTGTTAATTGGTTTAGAAATTTGCTTCCTTCAGTGGAAAAACCTGAAGAAGAGCAGATGCAAATAGGGCAAAACACTGTACGTGGGACACTTTAATTATATCTTATAGAGACTTTAGGAACCTAGGAGGTTCAAATGGCAAGATTTGTTTCACATACTAGTGCTAGTCAGAATGTTGACGGCAAAGGTACCACAGGCGGAAATAACGTAATGGAACGTGGTGGTTCTGTTGTCGCTAACCCTATTTGGGAACCAGCACAACCTAACTCACCTCATCAACGTTTTGATAGCCCAAAGTACGCTAATATGACTGGCGGCTACGGAGAACAAACTGTTCGTGATACTCCATTCAATCAGCATGGCACAACAGGTGATGTAGAACCTTCTAAGCCACAACCCGATTTGGCTGGACACAACGCTGCACCGCATACAAAGCGCCCATAAGAGTGGCTGTCCTCCCCCGCGAGGCAACGTACAAAGATTTTGTTTTGTACGTTCAAGATTTTCGTGGTCCAGTATCGGAAACGGAACTGGATGAGTTATGGGAACGTCGTCAAAAACTACTTGGTATCAAATTCGTAACTGGAGCGGTCTCCCGCTCACTGTTACCGCCAGACGAGCAGCATTTGACTTTACGCGAAAGAGAAAACAAACTAGTAGGCGAAGCGTTAGCGCAAGGTAGAAACATAGAGAAAGTCTGATGGCACGTAAAACAAGAGCCGAACAACATGAAGGAATCCTGCGCAAATTAGATTCATGCGCACGTTGGCGACAAGAAATGGGTTATGACTCTGTTTGGCAGAGAATGATTGATCTGTACAGAGGAAAGCATTGGCCTCGTGTCACTGCTACGGAAGATTTGGTGGCTGTTAATCTTGCCTTTAGCACCGTCAATGTTATCGCTCCGTCTGTTTCGGTCAACCACCCTAAAGTGGTTGTCACTCCGAATGATCCTGAGAATAGTGACAGGGCTGCTTTTGTTGAAGCAGTTATAAATCATGTTTGGCGACATCACGATTTTCGTAAACCTTTTCGTCGTGCTGTAAAAGATTTTCTTATTTTTGGTCACGGTTGGATAAAAGTAGGTTGGCAGTTCCTTGAGCAGGAACGCACTCTCGGTGAAGAAGAACGAGAGGATATGATTAATGAAGCCAATTTAGAGGCTGATGCTTTTGCTATGGCTAATCCTGAATTTGCTGGTGAAGTTCCCACTGATGAGGAAATTGCTGCAAACATTACTAACACAGCAATGATGATTGTTGAAGATCAGCCTTTTGTGGAGAGAGTTTCTCCTTTCGATATTTTTGTTGATCCTGAAGCGACTTGTTTAGAGGATGCTAATTGGATCGCACAAAGAATTGTGCGCCCTTTAGAAGAGGCTAAGAAAGATAAACGATACAAGGCTTCTGCTCGTAAAAAGTTAGATGCAGATAATATTCTTTACCCTCTTAATAGTCCTAGTAGCCGTCAACAGCAGGAAGAATATTTGTATGACGAGGAACGTACTGTTGTTTTCGAGTTTTATGACATTGCAAATAACACGATTTCTGTGCTATCTCAATCTGGTGACGAGTTTCTTGTAGATCCCACACCTATGCCTTACGCTTATGGTCAACCTTTTGTAATGTTACGAAATTATGACGTTCCTGACTATTTTTATCCAATGGGTGATTTGGAAGCCATAGAGTCTTTACAACTTGAATTAGATAAGACTCGTACACAACTTGTTAATGCACGTAAACGTTATGCAAGAAAATATTTGTATCACGAACGTTCTTTTGGTCCTGAAGGGCGTGAAGCATTAGCATCTGATCAGGATGGTCGTCTTGTTCCTGTTGTAGAGGAAAATAAACCTTTGAGTGAAACGGTTATTCCTATGCCTCAAACTCCGTTATCTCCAGAGATTTACCAGTACAGCGACATTATTGAAACTGATATTAATACTGTTTCAGGTGTTTCTGAGTATGCCCGTGGTCAGATGCCTGAGACTCGTCGTACTGCTACTGAGGCATCCATTATTGCTGATGCAGGTAATGCCCGCGCAGCGGACAAACTGGCAACTGTTGAACTTGGTATTGGTTATGTTGCACGTAGAGTTTTACAAGTCATGCAACAATTCATGACTGGTGAGCAGATGGCACGTGTTTCTCAAAAAGGTGGAGGGGATTTGTTTGTTCCTTACACCCGTGAGGATATTACAGGCGAATACGATTTTAGTGTTGAGGCTGGGTCAACTCAGCCGATGAATGACACTATTCGTAAACAGCAGGCTGTCTCATTATTAAATGCGATGGCTCCGCTTGTGGGAACAGTAGTTGATCCCGCAGCCTTAGCAAAACATGTTTTAACAATGGGATTTGATATTAAAGATCCTGACAAATTTATTATTCAGCAGCAAACTCCACAAGACATGGAAGTTGCTTCTGCGGAGGCAGGTGCGGCACCTACACCATTTGGTCAAACGCCTATGCCTGATAGTCCCGACATGGGAGCGTTTGCTCCCACCGGCGGCGTACCTCCAGAGTTGTTGGCTCAATTACAGGGTCAAATGGGGTTGGAACTTCCAGCCTTATAACGGGACATAGTTTCCGAATAATATAGGAGCAACCTTTTAGGACTCCGAGGAGAAAAAAGAATATGGAAGAGGATGTATTGGAATCCACTGAGGTGGACACTCCAGAGTCTTCAGTTGAAGTTACAGAGGAACCTTCTGGCGAAGCGTACACCATAAAGGTGGACGGTGAGGAACAAGAGGTCAGCCTTGAAGAACTTCGGGACGGATACCAAAGACAGTCGGATTACACACGTAAGACGCAGGAATTGGCTTCCGAACGTAGACGGTTACAGCAAGCAGAGGCGATTGTGTCTTCTTTGGAGTCAGATCCAGAGGGAACCTTATCGGCTTTAGGTGATGCTTTTGGTGTTCAACCAACACCGCAGGTTCAGCCTCAACGGAAAGATGAATATGATTACGATTATTCTGATCCAGTTGAACCTGATGTGAGTGAACAGCGAATAAGTCAGTTAGAGGCTCGTCTTGAGCAGCAAGATCGTTTGCAAAAAAGACAACAAATAGAAAAGCAAGTAGAAGGACTTAGGAATACTTACGGGGATTTTGACGCTCAGGAACTTTACCAACATGCTTTACGCAACAAAATCGGAAATTTAGAAGCAGCATTAACGCACATGCGTTACGGCGATCTATCCGACAAAGCAAGCAAATTGGAAAAAGAGCAAGAGCGTTTCGATGCTAAACGTGATGCTTCTGTTGTGGAACCAAAAGGTTCCAAACAAACAGGGTCATCGCAAAAAGCCGTAGAACAACCTAAGTCTATTCGTGAAGCATTTGCGGATGCGAAACGGGAACTTGCTTCATAGATAACAGAATGAGGTAAAAATAAAATGACAGCAGGAAACACTGCATTTGACGAAATACTTTCCACCACTCTGAAAAACTATATCCCTAAACTGACTGACAACATTTTCAGCGCAAGACCTTTGTTTTACGCTTTAACAAATGGTCAGACAATTAGGCGTGTATCAGGTGGTGCGAACATAGTAGTACCCCTTATTTATGGCACAAACTCTACCGCTAGTTCTTACGAAAATACAGATCCTATCGACACGACTGCTCAGACAGGCATAACTGCTGCTGAGTATGACTGGAGACAGTATGCTGCTACCGTAACAATTAACGGTCTTGAAGAAGCCAAAAATAATGGCGAAGCACAAATCATTGACCTTCTTGAAGGAAAAATTTTCCAAACTCAAGAAAGTATTATTGAAAACATGAACACCATGTTCTTCGGTAACAGCACAGGCAATGGTGGTAAAGACTGGATGGGTCTAGCGGCTCTAGTAGGTCTTGGCAATGATGATGGTACAGCCGCTTTAGCAGGTAT